CTGATCAAGCTGTGTTTTGTCTCCAAGAACGTATTTGTTTAGAAAGTCCACGGTGCCGCTTCTAACTCCCGCAGATGCGTTCTCAAGTGATGTTCCTGCATCGCCAAGAAGTGAACTAATAGTGGCATCAGTTCTGCCGCCTACACTGTCAATTACATCTGGTCCTCCTATGCCTAGCCGTTTTTCTTCGGCTATCGCGGCGGCGGCCGCTGGATCGGAAAGACTAAGAGGGACATCCCCTGGGTACTGAGGAACGAAGTCACCGAGCCCCGCGACTTGGTCGGGCCCAGGTAAAGAAGCTAAAAATTCCTCTTGAGTCTGAGGTTCAGTGTCAACAACCGGAGGTTCACCCGCAATAAGAGACTGTAAATACGAACTGGGGTTCCGAAGTTTTGTAGCATTAGGGGGGACATCTCCTGGAAACTGAGGAACGAAGGGTTTGTCAACAGAAGCCGGAGGTAACTTTAGACTTACCGGTGGGGTCTCAGAAACAACAGGGCCCGGCTGTAACTCCGGCCGCAACTCTGGACGTAAACTTGTAGATGGAGCCAAAGTCTCAGGAGCTAAGTCCGTAGTAAACTTCTTTCCTTCAAACTCGAACACGCCTCCGTCACCTTGGGCAGCACGGGCCGCGGAAAATGCATCGCCAAACGAAGTCGGGGTTTCAGCAGCTTGAGTCGTAACGTTGAAGTTGTCAGAAAAACCATCGTTCACCATACCAGCGGCGTACCGAGAAGCATGTCCCGCGTCACCATTACTAGCTATAGTTCTCGCTGTAGTATCAACATACTCTTGATTTTTTGGCGTAATGCCCAAGCCCATCGAAATGTCAGTGAAAATAGTGTTTGTTCTGACTGGGTCATTATTGTTATTGTTATTTGAACTACTTGAGCTTGTAGCCGCCGAGGCGCTAGGCATGCTTAAAGAAGCACCCGCTTGAATCTTGTTAACGTCCTTAATGTTGTTAGCTTTTGCAATCGCAGCTACAGTCGTGTTGTTGTCTTTCGCGATCTGACTTAACGTGTCACCGGACTTAATCTGAACTGGTGCTGGCTGGTTGTCGTTTCCACCACCGCCACCACCGTCGCCGCCAGAACTACCAGAGTCATCCCCACCAAATGCCGCAACGTTCCACAGATGCAAATGACGCATCGGGCTAAAAGGGTTATATAAACTTCTCATGACTGTGTCCCCATACGATAGTTAGCGCCAATAAACTTGTATCCACGTTTCTCTAACAAACTCTCAAAAACTTCCGGCTTAATAGTAGAGCTTTGACCAATGCGAATATCCGCCGCGCCCTTACTTCTCGCCCAATCTTCAAACAAACTCAACAGTTTTATGCCGATATACGTTCCGCGCTTCTCGGGAACAACATACCAAATAGTATCCGTCGCAACTAAATCAGGGCCAAAGTAATACGAAGCCACATTGCCAACAAAAACCCCTACAGGCTCATCGTTGTCCCAAGCCAACACAATAACTCGATTGTCAGCCTTCGCATTCTCTTCCGCAACTCTTAACAACTTCGCGCTGTCAAACGTTAATCGAGAGAACGAACTTTCCGCATGAGCCTTCCGGCCCAAGAAAACAAAAGCATCCGCAATTAACGGAGTAACCTCCGTAATCTCGTCATAATGGACAGTAGACTTGTTGTTCATGTCTAACATCAATAGCGGCCTAACCTAGAAAATAAGAGGACAAGGCCATTATACATCAAAAACACACCTCTTGGCAATCAAATCTACACATATGGTGACTTAATAGGTGGCGCGTTGAACGAACCAGAAACATTAAACTGCTGTAATGGCGCTATAGGCTGGCTTAAAGAACCCAATCCACCCTGCGGAAGTGCCGCTTGTGGCTGCATCGCCTGCCCAAAACTAGGTAACTGCATCGAAGAACTCTGCAAATTAGACATCATGTCAGGATTAAACGTGTCCTGCACACCAAAGTCATAGCTCGAAGCAGCAGGAGCAAGGCCCGAGGTCCCAGGATCTAGGACATTGCCCGTGCCTAAAACATCAATGATAGGGTTGGCCTCAACAGCAGGAGCTGTGGCCGGAGTCGGAGAAGTGATGGGTTGCGGTGAGTCAACCACACTCTGAACATCCGAAACATCGTTCGAAGCTACAGTCCCACGGTTCAACATCCGCTGAATGTCGTTCGATGAGGCGTCCGTTAAACTGCTACCCGTAGTTGAACCAAATGGGGGAGGGGTTGAAGTTGGGGTGGCGCTTAATTGGTTTTGCGGTTGTGCTAACTCTGAAATCACGTCTTGGTACTGTGGCTGATAATAAGCACGTTGCATCCCCGCATAACCGCCAGGGTTATCATCGCTGCGGGGCTGGTTGGGGTCGCCGCCTAACGCCACTTGCTCGGATAGGTATTTATCAAAAGCCTCACGCTGTAACCCAGTGGACTCATCGGCAGTTCCAGCTACAAGGGGAACATCTTGGGCCATTAGCGGGGGTGCAATACCATCGCCGACTCGGTTAATGGCCTCGTCGTTTACAACCATTGGAGTTTCTTCTAGTCCAAATGATTCGAGTCCTATAGAATTACGCTCTCTATTCAAATCGTTCAAACGATCCAACTCGGCAAGAGTTTCGTTTGCTTGTACTTCATCTTGAGTGGAATCTGTAGGAACTTGGTCATTAAACATGTTCATTCTTTGCTGAAACTCAGCTTGTTGAACTCTGAAGTTCTCCATAGCTAGGCGGTCTGTATCTGGATCACCCGTCATCAGTGGTGGCATCATGGCATCAGCTCCAACAAAACTTTCTCACACCATACAACAAACCCAAATGAAATTATACCCGCAATATTTTTGGGGGCCCTGGGTCCCTAATGCTTTTACAAATGAATGATTCCGGTGGACCAACTATATAGGCGCCGGGGTGGTGGTGCCCCCGCCAAAAGGGGGGGAGGGGGGTGCAATCCTGGCGGGCAAACGTACCGGATTGGCTCCAGTTACCCCTTGCCATGGCATAGGCCGGCCGCCCCATGTCCTATTAGATAGGCTCATTTAGTTTGGATATATGTGTTTTAGTTGTGGTCCGCCTGTTGACTTCCCACAATCTATTCCCCATATAGAATATATGGAAAGGCAATGAAGCATTTCTATCTTAACCAAAGGACACACAATGAAAAACGCAATCAACTATATTACACGCGCGGCAACAGTAGAGAACAACGACGGCGGTTTAAAAGCACAGCACGAGTTTTACGCTAACATTGTCAAGCATGCTACAGCAGAGTTGAAGCGGACCGAGAAAGAAGCAATCGCAGCTAAGGACGCGCAACGAGTTGTGACAAGCACCGCAGAACGGGCCCCGAATCGTGACCGATACATTGAGCTTCATGGCGTTAAAGCTTGGACCGAGAACAGCGGGACAACAAACCGGACAACACTAATCTGGACTGACCTTACTAATTAATCACATCGGGGCCCAACAACGGGCCCCGATTTTTTCGCCACGCTCAAATTAATTAAGGAAAAAACCCATGAAAAACGGAATCATCTACAACGGGCCAAGCCTCTTGGATGGAAAGCCAATCGTAGCGATTGCAACGTATAGCGACCGCAACAGTAAGACTGGCAAGGTATTACAGACTTATATTATCCGGTCGGATATCTCGCCATTGAATGCAAGCAAGTCCGGTGAAGACTTTTCAATATGCGGCGATTGCAAATTCAGAGGGACGCCAACAACGGATCCGGTACGCAAGCAAGCGGTAAAGCGCGATTGCTATGTCAATCTCGGACAAGGTCCAACGATCGTATACAAGTCTTATATGCGGGGCGTATATCCGGCCGCGGACAACGTAGGCGATCGCGTCGACCTAGGCACCGGCCGCGTCGTTCGCATCGGAACCTATGGGGATCCGGCAGCAGTCCCGTCATGGATCTGGGATCAATTGATTAGGCACTCTGAGTCTCACCTAGCATACTCGCACCAGTCCGGATTCCGTCCAGACATCGCCATGCAGTCCGCGGACACTGAAGCGCAAGCGCAAGCCCATTGGGCCCATGGCAACCGGACCTTTAGAGTTATCGCGGATCTAGGCGAGTTGATCAAAGGCAAGGAGATCCTATGCCCCGCAAGTAAAGAGGCCGGACAACGGGTGCAATGCAACGCATGCAAGTTATGTGGCGGCACATCAGTTAAAGCTTCCAAGTCAATCGCAATTGTGCAACACTAAACATAGGGGCCTTCGGGCCCCTATTAACCAATGTGAAAAGGATAAGACAATGCAAGCAAGTGAACACAACGCCGTCAAAGAGGCGATCGCGCTCCGGCTCTCGATACACAAGGCCGCGGAAAAAATCATCGACAACGATTATGATGTGACACATCTAACAGATAACATCATGACCTTAGTTCTGAACTGGGCGAATCCGGTACACGCGGACTATGCAGTTAAGCCTCAAGGTGTAACATCATGAGGGAAATTGCTTTGGAACTATGCGCTGGGCTCTGTGTCTTCGCGATCCCGCTAAGTCTTTTATTCTTTGGAGGTGTACTATGATTACCGCAGAAATTTCTTGCGACATCGCATCCCTTGCCATCGAGGCAGGGGACACGTTGTTCACATGGCAGAACGACATCGGATCTGATGGCGGGTTCAACGTCCACATATACCAGAGCCGCGAGGACATCACGGCTCTGGACGTTTCAGACTTGGAGTTCTTTACCAAGTTAATTGTTGGTCCGAGACAGGCGAGGATCTGTTGGTCCGATTGTTACGACCCATACGCAGAGCAGCATAACAAAATATGGTACGAGGACCGGAACATAAACCCATACGCTGCGACCTTGGCCCAGGGCCGGTACGATGTGTTCAGATGCCATGGCGATTGGCACTTTGTACGGGAGGGTGACCTGGAGATTCCCTGGTTAAAGCCAGTGAAGGTCGAGACCACCTTGTTCGGAAAGCCATACACCAGCACCGAATGGGTGCCGGCGTGATGGGACGGGGCCTTCGGGCCCCTTCTTATCTACAGCAACCAGTATTTAAGCAGGGCCGCAGAGCGTGGACGTCCACGGCGAGGCCGCAGAGCCGCAGAGCTATGGCCGCGGACCATCGAGCGGGGCCGCAGAGCCAAGCACATCAGCATAATGATCAAAGATGCGGGGCCGCAGAGCCTTGAGCAAGGCCGCAGAGTTCTTGAACGAAGAACCATGGGCCTCGGACAGGCCACCAGCTAATAGGTTCGGGCCCTCGGACCCCTCAAACAAAACAAGGGCGCCCGTAGAGAGGGCCTTGACCAAGAAGAAACTCAGCCCCCCGCGAGAGTGATATGCCATATGCCAAGCCGCCTGATGAGGCGAGACTTTTACGGCGTTAGACTTACTTACCTTCAACTCTATCCAAACGGGCAAGCCTTCCCAAAGCAAATGAACATCAGGTACACCGCCGCCATGCTTGTTTTCAATGCGTGTAGCATAGGTATTTTTAGGTAGGTTGCTCCTCAACATACTCCAAAAGTTCGCCTCCGGTCCTCGGCTCATCTGTTACATCCTTATAGTCTGCATCGATCACGAAAGCCTGCGGGTATTGTTTCTGCAAAGCGGCTAGACGAGAGGTAATCTCATCCCGTGATAGCTGGTCCAATGTGTTGATGTTTTCCCGTCGATCAATAGTAAGGCCACCCAAAGCGGAGCGAATTTTTTCTGCGTTGATGGCGGCAGAGAATTGACCTGCATCCTCGGCCCCTTGCGACAGCTTATGCAATCGTTCAAGTTGTCCTATTGTGGTGACAGCATAGCGTCGTTCCCGTTCAGCCCGTAGCTCAGTGATGTACTCCAAGACATGAGGGTAGTCGCGACCGTTCAATAGTTTGGAAGCTGTGACAGGCGCAACATCATGAGAGTACCCAGCCTTACGGGCGGACTCAGCGTTGGAGTATATCCCCTCTACTACATGACGAGCGAAGGTCATCTGTCTGGTGGTGATCTTGCGACCATGTTCATCTTCAGTTTTCTTTTTCAGTGAAGTCATAACACCCCTCCTATTCCACAACCATACAACAAGCGGGAGCCTATGCCAAGTTCTCCTATAGCTTATATCCTAGGTCGAAGTGTAAATAATAAAGCAAGAAGTTAGCCTTGGGCTGGTTGCAATGTTCTCTGTATTTACACTAGTTTGTAAATAGTACACCTGTTTGTAAATAGCTTTGTAAATAGCTATCACTACCTTAACACTATGCTTTTGCTACATAATCCCTAGATATTTTAAACCTATTTACACTATTTACACCTGATTAGTATTTTCAAAAACTTTTTTTATTTTCCTGTCAGATTACTGTATATGTAAACTGAACCCATGGCCGTGGACCGAGGTCCGAGAAAAAAGCACTTGCCCCCTTGAATTATATGTGCATACTCCACAACTAGAGTACATTAATTATCTTAACCAATGTGAAAAGGAAGACCACCATGAAACTCCAACTCAAAGCAATCAAGCATACTGAATGGGCAAGTGAAGAGACACATTGCTATCAGGCTTCTTTATATATTGATGGCAAGCCTGTTGCTATTGTTAGCAACGATGGGCACGGCGGGTGCGATCGTGACTATGACCACCCGAAGTTCAAGGGTGACTACCGCGCTACGATGAAAGCGGTACACGAGTATTTCAAATCATTACCTAATACTGACGCTTGTAATTTGTTTCCTGATGGAATGGCGCAACAGTTAGAGTATTGGTGCGCCGATCAAGTCAATGAGTTCCTCAGTTCGCGTGAGTTAAAGCGCAAGTTTAAGTCTCATGTTTTGGTTCAACTCAAGTACAAGGAAGGTATTTTTCAGATTGCTAACAATAGCAATATGGCTACGCGCCACCCGACTGTGACCAAGGGTGAGTGGATCATTGACAAGCAGGCGGGTGAGACCCGTCGCATCTTAAACGACATGCCTTTTGATGAGGCTCTAGCAATATGGAAGGAGTCAGCGTGATGTTAAAACCAGATGTCACAAATTTTAACCGCTATCAAAGGGGCCGTGAAGCGGCGTCCAAAGAAATGGATCACCCCGCCTTTGACGTAGGTGCCGCGATTGCATCGTTTGAAGATGACCCAGCGGACAGTGCTTTCCAACATGGATACCTTCGGCAACTTATTAAGTCAGGGGAGGCAGCGTGATGGCGTATGTTGATACCATTCCTGCACTGACTAAAGAGTATACATTCTGGTGCAAGGCACAGGGTTTGAAGTGCATTGATGCGATGGAGTTGATCCATGAGGATGAGCTTACGCGCCCTCAGAATGCTTGGGTTGTTCAGTTCATTGAGCGTTGGGAAGCGGCTTGGGATCGTGAGCTTGATGCTGAAGATGCCGCCTTGCAAGAGTGCTGGCATAGAGAAGGGGGTGAGTGATGAGCAAGGGTATCGTAATAAGTTTGTATGATTTCACGGGCGAGGCACTACGTCCATGGGCCGAGGCTGGGTATTCTTGCTACGCCTTTGACATCCAGCATCCTAAAGAGGGGCGCGTTGATCAGGGGATTTGCTATCAGTACGCTGATCTGCATGACCATGAAGCCTTGAACAAGATACACGATGAGTTTAGCGACCGCCAGCTTATGGGTGGTCCATCTGTAGTATTCGGCATGGCCTTCCCTGTCTGCACTGACATGGCTGTATCGGGTGCGGCTCACTTCAAGCGCAAGGCCGAGGCTAACCCATCGTTTCAAACTGAGGCGGTGAGCTATGCCATGTGGTGTGCTAAATTATTCAACAGCATGAAGGTCCCATACTTTGTGGAGAACCCTGTGTCTGTGTTGGCTACCAAGTGGCGCAAGCCTGACTATTCTTTTCACCCGTATGAGTACGGCGGGTACATTCGTGACGATGAGGCCGCGCATCCTCGCTGGCCTGAGTACATAGCTCCTCGCGATGCGTACAAGAAAAAGACCTGCCTCTGGACAGGCGGCGGGTTCGTGATGCCGACCAAGGTTGCTGTTGATTGCGAGGGTTATCATGGCAACGGGTATTCTACTGCGATGATGAAGCTAGGCGGCAAGTCACAGCGGACCAAGGACATCAGGTCCGCAACACCTCGCGGCTTTGCGACAGCAGTGTATCAATCAAACAAGGGAGAAACATAATGCCTATGACAGCGAAAATAAAACTACGGGACGTTGATAACAAAGTTATATCGGCCACGTCTATAACAGCGGACCATTACGAAGACGGTCCAGACCCCGACGAGTTTCTTAATAACGCTTGGAAGATGGCCGATCAAATGGCAAACCACCTATCCTGCGCGGACGAATGGCGGCTGACCTTAACCTTCGACTTAGATCTGCGGGAAACTTTTGAAGACATAATGGCAAAGCAGGGGAGATCGTAATGGGACTAGACATGTATCTAACTGGGGACAAGTATGTTCCTGAGCATCAGGACAATTTACCGAGGGCCAAGGTCGATAGTTATCCTGTCGAGAGCCTGCGTTTGCAGATGGGATACTGGCGCAAGCATTGGGCTCTGCATAATTACATCGACTCCAATTACTGCGAGGATGGTTCAGTTAAAATTGAGTTGGAGTCGGACGATCTGCGTAAGATTGCTGATGCCGTGGAGCAAGGTGATTTGCTGGACGCAGGCTACCGAGAGGAGATCGATGCGTGGCACAAGGAGCCGGAGAAAGTAGCGGAGACCTTGAAGATGCTACGGGATGCAGCCGATTGGTTGGACAAGGAAGACAACACTTGGAAGTCTGTCGAATACTATGGGAGTTGGTGATGGAGGATTATGTGTTCGAGTTAAAGTTCAACCACAAGAAACTGCGACAGCTTCGGCATCGCATTGTTTCTGTGGTTAATCCTGCACGGCGTGTGTCTCAAACTGAGGTGGCAGATGCGATAGGTATATCTCAGTCGATGTTGTCTCGGTATGAGCGTGGACCCTTTTTTCCACCTCGTGATATATTGGAGCGTATAATTAAGTACTATGGTTCCAAGCGCACCAAGATGTCCGTTGATTTTTGGGAGAACGTGTAGTTATGGGACGTATGAAAGAAGATTATGTGTATGTTTATTATGTTTTAAACAAGCTGGATGAGATTGCTCAAGCGGATACCGATGAGATGATGACATCTCTTGTCGATTTTAGAGATGAGTTGATATATAATCTGGGTGTCAATCAAAGAGTTAAACAACAGGAGGAAACAAAAAATGTATAAGAGTTTATTAATAGGCTTAGTATGTGCCTCGTCCGCGGTCCACGCTGAGACATACAACGTGAACGCCAAGGTGATAGACGTTCGACCGGTCTATAATCAGGTTACTTTTTCTGATCCTGTTAACTCATGCCGCAATGTATCTGTCCCTATGTACGGGAACAGTGGACCATCTAACCCGATCGATACTTTGTTCGGGGCTGTGCTTGGCGGCGCGATTGGCAACCAGTTTGGTAGCGGTAATGGACAAGATGCTATGACTGTATTGGGTGCTATCTTCGGGGCTGACGTTATACAGAACAACAACCGTCCAGTGGTTGGGTATCAGAACCAGCAGAAGTGTGACACTAACTACGTCCGCAGAGTTGAGCGCGTCATCGATGGGTACGACACAACGTATTCATGGAATGGTTTGACGGGCGTGACCCGAACTAAGAAGAAGTATAAGCGCGGCACACATATGCCAGTCAGGATATCATTTAACTAAGGAGTATATACTATGACTATGATTGCTAAAGTACCGGAAATACCTTTGATCACATGCCCCGAATGTTCGGGCGAGGGAACCATGGAGTTCGAGGTTCCAGTTCCCATGTCAAACTGCAACCCCTATGGCTACTTGGATTGCCAGACTATGGTCTGCGATAATTGCAATGGCGATGGCGAGATCGAGGGGTGGGACGATGACGATGAGTAAACCATTGAACCCTGCCCAGGATGCGGAGCTTAGATTTCTTCGCAACCAAGTTGATGGCAGAATTAATTCGTCACTCAGCAATGATCCACACTCGAATACAACTCAAGACTTGGACCGAGCGCGGCGTGAGCTTCAAACTTTTGTAGAGGGTTTGCGTCGTGATGGATACAATATCTGATAGATCCTACCAGCTTCGCCTCATTGCCCTTGGCATAAGGCGCGGCGTCCCCCCAGAAAAGATCGGCGCCGACATCCTAGATGCGGTGGCCGAGTACCTTGATTGGTTAGAAGAAGAGTTGTGGATAGAAAATGAAAGACTACGAGATGAAGTACACCGAGCAAGAACTCGGGCAGGCGATGGCGAAGGTGGCGCCGTTGGAGAACAAGAGGATGATGGCTATATGCCGGCCGACACAGAGGCGTGGACCAGATATAGTTCTGACCGAAGACATGATCAGGTTCTATATGCTACGGCTGATGAAGACCCGTCCACTCTGGACACTACCCATGCTACAGCGCCAGCTAAAGGTGAAGCAGTGCATGATAAAGACTTGGCTCATAGAGCTAAGAGGTCAGAAAAAAGTAATTAGGGAGAATGGCGAATGGAAAGTACTTTAGATACCACTAGGATGGAAGCTGTTGTGGAGATGAAATCATTTTCGGGCAGTGCGTTTGCGGTTAACTCTGCGGGTGAACAGATTTTTATCAACGCTCGGATCATGGGGCGCATGAACCTGAGAGAGGGGGGGTTGGTTACGGCTTATGTTCTACCCAACTATGAAGACAAGCGGCTCACTATTCCTTGGAGGGCGATGCGTGTTGATGTACCTCGTGACACCCCGCAGCAGACTTCGCCCGACACTAGGAAATTTGTTGAGACAGAACCCTCCACCCTGGATAACGAGATCATGCGCCTACTATGGGCTGACATTGAGACGGGTAGACTTTGGACTGACAAGGAGGTGTCCGATAAAATTAGTGACAATGCATCCACGACATTAGACACTGCATCTCCAGCCGAATGCCACCGAGCATGCACCAGGTTGTACGAACGTGCTGTTATCTGCCGAGTTGATTTCAGTACCGACCCTACAAGGGCGAGGTCTTTGATAATGTGGGCGGCTACACTACGAGACTTCGAGGACTGACTTGCGTTTGGGTCACATACCTTGTAGAAGTAATCAACAGGTGACATACAAGGAGACCATCATGCAGAACGCACCTACCAAAGAAGCGCCTAAGTTTAGAAACGTGGCTGTCCTGTTAGAGGATCACGCTAAACTTCACACGTTAGCTGACGAGGAGCAACGCTCGATGGCACGGCAGCTATCTGTCTTGATAAGAAAAGCCTATGATGAAGGCGGGAAAGATGTTACATAATAAATACGGGATGGGGATCCCGTGTCCTCTGACTTGAGGGTTTTACTTTGAATGACAAGAAGCGAGGCGGGGTGTTCGACACTACCCGCCTCGTTTTACGTTTCAGCCAGTGCATTCCCCGTCATCTGCTTGGCATAGATAGGCTTCATCATCAAAGATAAAGTCCCCTTGCCTACTGACAAACTCTCCCAGCCCAGCGTATGTCCGGCTCTCATGGAAGTGACACTTCTTACCTATCTCTTTTGACCTACGGGTTTCCACGTCAGCCCACCACTGCATTCGATCGGGGTGTTCGCGCCACATCATAGCAAGCGTGGCCTCAGATTTAAGAAAGCAGCCATCGCAATTACCTTTGGGTGTCACACCATTGGGCCCGTATAAATTCAGGGTAAACTTCTGTGCGTTCCAGAACTCCATGACCGTAGCCTTAGTGGCGCCAGCATCGTTCAATGGATACCAGTTGTCCCATCGTTTTTCTTTAGACACCTTGATGCGACGGCCTTCATCCTTGCGGATGCCGATTGCTTGAGCCCAGGTCTTCCAACCTTGAGACACTAGGTATCTTTTAATTGTCTTTACTTTTAATTCTTGGGTACAGAACCGGCGATGCACATTGGGTAGTATCTTTGCGCTGGTCAGCATGGACTCGAACGGTTGGCCGGTACGACTGGCACTGTTATGGTTGACTATATCAAAGGTTACTTTACTATCACGCCGGTTATATTCTAGCCAAGTAATAGGAACGTTCCACCTTTCGCTGCACTCTTGTACAAAGTCCAGCGTCTCCGGCATCTCTCGACCAGTGTTGGCGAACAACACCTTGCACCTTTCGGGAAGACCGTCGTTCGCCTTTAGTATTTCGTGGAGCATGAACCCACTGGTCCTGCCCCCCGAAAAACTTATCAGTACATTTCCATCTGGTAGTCTATAGTGCATCAAAGAACTCTGGCGTTAGCTCGTCTTGATTAATCGCCGGTGTCATCAGGCTGATCTGCCTGCGTGTACGAAAGAACCCTTCATGATCTGGGTACTCTTCCATAAACATACGAGCATAGAACGCTGAGTAGTTATTGTTAATCTTAAACCCGACAGATGTATCGTAGTAGATGTCCTTCTCCCAGCGCACCCTCATCAACACACCATCGATCGAGTAGTTCTCATATCCACGGTCAATCAATTCAAACGTGAACTGTGTTACCCACTGATAGACCTCTGGATGTTCACTATGAAACTCTGCGAACTTTGCTTTCATCTGATCGTAACGGCACTCGAAGTTATCTTTTAGGTTCATTTGATTTTCCTATCTTTGATTTACGAAGTCTCTCCGGTTCTTTACTATAGCCTCGGATCTGAGTTACGTTGTCCCGCTTCATGGACTTCAAGATTAGTGCAGAGATGTCCTCGTCTAGTCCCGTCTGCAAGGACAGCATCTTAGAACCAGTGTCCAAGTTCCTTAGTCCACGTTTATAATCAACCATCGTTTCAATTGCAGCGTCATGTTTTATTTCGCCGGCTTTAGTGTCAGCCATTCTCTAGCATCCTCTCCAAGAACTTTTGCACTGATGTCAATCTTAGACCTAAGAGACTTAACGATACGCTCATCGAGTGTACCTTCACTGATTAGATCGACATAAGTGACAGGGTTTTTCTGACCGATTCGGTGTGCCCTGTCTTCGCTTTGGATACGAGTCTCCAAGTTGAAGTCATTGGCATAGTATACCACAAGATTAGCCTCGGTCAAAGTTAAGCCGTACCCTGCGGTAGCTGGATTCCCCACAAAAAACTTGAGAGGATGATTGGGATTCTGGAAGTTAGTAACAATATCCTGGCGCTCATCGTCGCCAGTGTCCCCGAAGTATGCGGCAGCGCATCCATCACCGAGGGTTCTGTTTAATGTAGCTGTGATTTCTTTTATGTCATGCCGGAACCTAGACCAGATGATCGCCTTGCCATCATGTTCGTCCATGATTTCTAGTAGCGCATCCATCCTGCGTGTTGGGAACGACAGCATCGTACCGTCGTCAGTCTTCAGATGGCCTGACATAATTTGTTGTAGCCTTAGAAGCTGGGTGATTACTGCTGGTGCGGTGACCAACTCCCCGTTATCTAGTAGCAACAGAGCTTGCCGTTGGATGTCGTCATACATCTTCGCCTGTTCTGATGTCAGTGTAACGTATCTGGCAGTGTATGTTTTCTCCGGCAGGTCCAAGCAATCTTTCTTCAGCACCCGATAGCTGAACCGATCTATTCTTTCGGTCAACTCTTCTAGGTTCTTGTACCCCAGCACCTGTTGAAAGGCGTGGGCCCCCATAGTTCTGCGCTGAAGCACAGCATACCGACCTTGGAATGCATAGAAGGAATCATAACCCAACATCCCAGGGCCGAGGAACTCTGCCTGTGCATAGATATCCATAGGTGATTTAGTTATGGGTGATCCGGTCAGCAATCTTTTGTAGCGGAACCCTTCGGCAATCTTTATGAGTGCCTTGGTGCGCTTGGCCTTGCTATTCTTTATGGTTGTGGACTCATCAACAACTATCATGCCGTGTTGGCCCAAGTGTTTAGCCATCCACTTGCCTGCCGCTTGTCCTTTGCTTGTAGAAAACGCTTCAACATTCATAACAAAGATGGTAAGACCAGAGAATGGTTCCTTCACCGACTGCACTTCAGCCTGTTGCTTCTTGTTTCCGACTGACACCCACCGGATTATGCGATGCGGTACGTCATCCGACATGTGTTGAGGAATTTCTTTGGCTACCCAGTTACGATACACACCTTTCGGCGCGATGATTAAAGCGAAGTTAACTTTACCATCTACAAATAGCTGACCAAGGTTATCGATCAGCACCTTAGATTTACCAGTGCCCATCTCCATGAAGAAGCCGAAGGATGTTTTATCTCCGGCTGCGTCCAAGGAAGTCTTTTGGTGATCATATGGTACGGTTTTAAATTTATAGTTGACAGTCATCTGTTTCCTCCTGTATCGTAGTTTTTGCACACCATTGCTTGTGTGTCAACCACAACTCTGAAGAGGGAATACTTATGAGTGATATATTTGAAGACATGTTTGACGAAGGCCAAGCTCTGGCTGATGTCACAGTAGGAACGGGGAAGGATCTATCCAACCTTGTACGAAAACTCCGCAACGTGGAGGACCAGATCGATGATGCTGAAGTGCATCTGAAGTCTTTGAAGGCTGAGAAACATAAGCTCTCAGTAGAAAACATACCAGCATTGATGGATGAAATGGGTGTTGAACGTCTCGATGTAGACGGGCTCACTGTCCAACGTAAGATGATGGTACATGCGTCTATCCCAGCCGCTAATAAAGAACAGGCGTTCGATTGGCTACGGGAAAACAATCTTGATGACATCATAAAGAATGACATCACTTGTTCCTTTGGTAAGGGCCAAGACAATCTGGCCGGAGATGTCGTTGGCATCCTTCGCGCTAAAGGTTTTGATCCTTCGACCAAGACCCACGTCCATCCCAGCACACTCAAGGCGTTCATCAAAGAACGTGTGACCGCAGGGAAACCAATCAACCTCGACATGTTCGGGGCATTCATAGCAAACGCAGCAGAAATCAAAAGGAAAACATAATGGGAAACGCAGTAGCAACGAAAAAAAATGCAGAGTTAAGCACAGATGTTTTGGATGATATCTTTGACAGTGCCGGCGAAGGTACAGTGTTTGACGCCAGCGAATTAGAGATACCTTTCGTTCGTTTAGCTCAAATACTATCAACACAACTCAACAAGAAAAAGCCTGAGTACATCGAGGGTGCAGAACTGGGTAGCATTTATAACAATGTCACCAAGGAATACTGGGATGGTAACACTGGTATAACAGTTATCCCCTGCTATCAGGTTACTAAGTATCTTGAGTTCATACCTCGTGAGCAAGGTGGTGGCTTCAAAGGAGAACTCAGCCCGTCCGATCCAATCCTCCAACTCGCTAAGCGTGTAGGTTCCAAGGAAATCTTACCGCATGGCAACGAACTGGTTAGGTCGGATCAACACTTTGTTTTAGTTCTTGGTGACGATGGGATGTTCCAACTCGCTGTGATTGACATGAAGTCTAGTGCCTTAAAGCACAGCCGTCGCTGGAAGACACAGATCGCTATGCAGAAGATCAAGCATCCTAAGACAGGAGCTATGGTTACGCCAGCCGTCTTCGCTACCATGTGGAAACTAACCTCCACTGAAGATAGCAATGACCAAGGTGAATGGGCCAACTGGTCTGTCGAGAAGGTCGGACTTGTATCTGATCGGGGCATCTTGAAAGAAGCTAAGAAGTTTCGTGAATCCTGTGTCGCCGGTGAAGTTAAGGTCACATCAGAAGACGATGAGAAAAAGAATGCCTCAGAAGATACAGCGTCTGAGTCAGCAACATCAAACTTGGAAGATGAAATACCGTTTTAAGTAACGATAGGGTAGATCTTTTCTACAAGATCTACCCTGTTTTATTTCTCCAAGGGGCTAATAATGTCAGATGCAAAAAAATTAATAGAGGCGTTCGAGGGATCGGGTGCGGCTCACGGGACAACTGTTGTTGGTCGTACCGGTCGGAACGGCAAGGCCGAGTCTGATAGCCGCGTTGTTCGGGGCG